TCCGTGACCTGCAGAACCGACCGGTCGAGGTAGCTGTCCAGAAGGACGAGGAAGCGGAGAAGAGAGCAGAAGCGCTTCAGAAGGAAGTGGAGGATCTGAAGAAGCAGCTGCGGACCAGCGACCGGATCCTGTCCGCCTTCCAGGTCTACTTCAACGACTGCCAGCAGAATCTGAACGAGATGAAGCGGCTCGTGCAGGAGAAACAGGAGACGGATCCGGACGGAGCGGCCAAGCTGAAGAAGGCTGTGCAGGCCGTGCTGGACAAGTACAAGACAGAATTCGGAGGATGATATATGGAAGTGCCGGTCATGGCCCTTTGTGAAAAATGCTATGAGAGCATGCGGGTGTTCTACCAGCTGGACGCGCTGGAGGACGAAGAGGCGAGGATCCGCATGTGCTCACTCTGCGGCCATGACCGGATGACCGTCCGGTACAAATACAAGAGCCGGAAGCAGATCCAAAGGGAAAAGCAGCAGACATACCGGTGGAGGAATCCGACCGGATACAGGGACCGCCGTGCTCGGTACAAGCCGAAGTTCGGCGAGGATGATTAAAAACGAAAGGAAAAGAAGAAACGATGAAAGAAATCAAAGTCAAAATCACCCTGCTGGAGGAGATGCTGGGAACAGCATCCGCAGACAAAGAAATCCATGAGAGCTATATCGCATCCAAATCCAAAGACGCGCTGAAGATCGAAGAAGAGATCGAAGCGATCGGCGTGGAGGAAGTCGTTGAAAAAAGCATGACGATCTTCCCACAGGACAAGGACGGGAATCCGATCGTCTGGGATTATCAGATAAAAGGATTCTTCAAGGATGCCTGCTCCATGCTCCGAAAAGTACCGGGCTCGGAAAGCGAGAAGATCAAGGCGTTCAAGAAAGAGATCGACGGACTGATCTTTGTGAAGCCGAGACAGATCCCTATCGCATTGGCCGGACCGATTGGAAACTGCCAGCGGCCACTTCGGGCACAGACAGCGCAGGGCGAGCGGGTGGCACTGGCCAACAGTGAGACCGTCCCGGTCGGATCCACCATCGAGTTCTCCGTGATCTGCTATCTCGATAAGGACGTGAAAGCGGTCACCGAATGGCTGGAGTACGGAGTCATGCGCGGCCTCGGCCAGTGGAGAAACAGCGGAGCGGGCCGGTTCAGCTATGAGTTGCTGAACGAATAAGCGGCGGCAAAGAGATGCTGGCGTTGATCAGCACTGCAAAGGCAGGGCGGGGAGTGGCAAAGCAACGCATGGCGACGAAGGGCAGTGCGATGAAAGGCCAAACAGGGGAAAAGCATCGATAGGCCAAGCAAAGGAAAAGCATCGATAGGCCAAGCAAAGGAAAAGCATCGATAAGCCAAGCAAAGCGCAGCAAGGGCATCGCTATGCGGAACAGAGCAAGGCGCAGCAAGGGCATGGAAGTGCAAAGCGCGGCCATGGAAAGGCCAAGCATGGAAAGGCCAAGCATGGAAAGGCCAAGCATGGAAAGGCCATGGCGAGGCAAAACAGGGCAGGGCAATGGACAAGCGCATCGCAGCGCGGCGACGCGAGGGCAGCGAACGGCTTGGTACAGCACAGCTGAGGAATGGCTTAGCGGCGTTATGCGGGGCAATGGTAATGCACAGATAAGAAGGGCGCCGCGAAGGCGCAGCCATGGTCTGCTTGGAATGGACTGTACTGCAAAGGCAACGCAAGGAAACGCAACGAAAGGCTTGGCAGCGGCTTGGCGAGGCGACGATCAGCTTTGCTGAGGCAAAATAAGGTTTTGAGCCGGGGGCAGGCATGCCTGCCTCTGCCTGAGAACCTTGACAGCCTATCCTTCTTATATAAAGGACGCGCGTGCGCGTTCTTTATAGGACCCTTTAGCGGCTAACTTTAGAAACACAGAAGAAACGAGAGCGGGAAAGATGAGGAGACTGATGGAGTACAAGATCATATCGGGCAGGGTGGTGGAGATCCGGCGGAGCTGGATGTCCTCCACATCGGCCTACCGGAAACCGAGAGGGACACGCCGGGCTGGTGCATCCTCCGAGGCGAAGATCAAGGCCAACGAGAAGAGCTGCGTCCGGAACCTTGCCAGACTGCTGAACTGCAACTATGATGCAGGGGATGCTCAGGTCGTACTGAAGTATGACTCTGAACACTATCCCGTCGGATTCTCCTATGAAGAGGCCGCCGGCTGCCTGAAGAAGTTTCTCACGAAACTTCGGAAGAAATACAGCAAGACAGCAGGGAAGAAGCTCAGAGCGGTCTGGGTGACAGCCAACTGGAGCCCGCACCGGAACGCACCGGCACGGCTGCACCATCATCTGGTCCTGCCGAGCGACGCCCTGGAGCTGGCGAGGGAATTGTGGACTGGCGGAGGATTCAGCATGGAACTGCTGGACAGCCGGGGAGACCACACGGATCTCGCTGCATACATGCTGGACAACGTGCACGGCCTGCCTGCCAGCGCGAACAAGTGGAGCAGCTGCCGTGGTATGGAGCGGCCGATCATGACAGAACCGGAAGAGGTGAGCGATGTCGAGGACGTGACACCGGAGTATGGTTCCGTGATCATGGACGTCGAGCACATCCAGGACGAGGACGGGCGCACCGTCAGCAGCTATCTGCGCTGCCGGTTACCGGAGCGGCCGAGGGTGAGAGGCGGACAGATCATCCTGCCGAGGAAGAGGAGGCGGGTGCATGACTGCTAAGCAGTGGCTGATGCGCGGGCGGCTGATCGAAGCGGAGATCAACCGTCTGGAGGACTGCAAGAGAAAAACATGGGACCGGATCACATCGGTCACATCAAGACGGAGGGACATGCCTGGAGGCGAGCGGGATCCGCATCGCTTCGAGGCGTATACGGCATTCGAGGACCAGATCAACGAGCGGGTGAACGACCTGCTGCGAGTGAAGGCAGAGATCCTCGAACGGATCGCCATGCTTCCGGACGCACGGCACAGGAACATTCTGATGGAGCGGTACATACTCGGACACACACTGGAGCAGACCGCTGTGAACATGCACTACTCGTACAAGCAGATCTGTCGGCTGCACGGGGAGGCCTGCGAGGAGCTGAAGAGGCTGAAGATTGTCCCATAATGTCCCATCGGGGCATGCTATTATGATATCGGGAAACAATAACAAGTTGATACGGGCGCGCCACTAAGGGGACCTCATCTTTTTCTCCTTCGGTGGCGCGTCTTTTATATGCCATGAAGAATCCTCGATCAGCGAACGGGAACCTGAGAAGAAAATACCGGGAGAGGTTCAAAGCGGCGGGAGAACCGTGCGGAATATGCCGGGGGAGGCTCGGCCCGATCCACTACGAAGAACCGTCCGACCATGCCCATCCGCTTAGCTTTGTGATCGACGAGATCCGTCCAATCTCCAGGTACAGGGAATTCGGCTATGATTCGCCGGAGGATGCAGCAAAAGACCCCGGCAATCTTCAGCCCGCCCACTGGATATGCAACGCAAAGAAATCAAACAAAACAGAAAACACGGAGCCCCATCTAAGACCGACCCGGTCGATATCGGACGGCGACTGGTGACCGGGACCCAGGGGGAGGGACCCCACGGCCCCGTTGGCGGCGACCCACCGCGCCAGCGCCGAAATACCCCCGAAGAAATTTTCTGAGGGGAGAGGAGTAAATAATAAATCAAAGACGCGCGGGAATCGCGCGCGAATAACGGAGGCAATAATGACCCGTGAACAGGTTTACAAGGCCCAGCTGAAGCGCCTCGGAATCTACGACGAGGCCTTCGACCCGGAGATCAGTACGCTGGCCCAGCTGGAGCGGGAACTGAGCCGGATGAAGAAGGCATGGAAGAAGAGGGCAAAGCCGGGCGAGGCTCCGGACGTGACGGATCCGATCTTCACCGAAATCCGGAAGACGAGAGCAGAGATCCTGCAGCACCGCGAGACACTCGGCCTGACGCCGAAGAGCCTGCGGAAGCTGAACAGAGAGGCCTTCGATAACATCGGCGAGACGGAGCAGAAATCGAATGTGCTCCAGATGGTCCGGGGAAGGCATGCAGGATGAACGGAAGCCAGGAGCCGCGGATCCGCATCGAACCGAAGCGGAAGACGACGGACGGGCCGGATGCTGCCGAACTGATGGCGGCATACAGCTGCGAGCTCGATCCGTGGCAGAAGACGGTTCTGGACTGCTGGCTGGGGAAAGATGAGAAGGGCTCGTACACGATGACGAGCGGCGGCCTGTCCGTGCCGAGGCAGAACGGGAAGAACGTCGTGATCGAAGCGAGGGAACTCTTCGGAGCGGCGATCCTCGGAGAGAAGATACTGCACACAGCGCACCAGGTAAAGACCAGCAAAAAGAGCTTCCGGAGGCTGGCGGCGATCTTCACGGACAAACGATATCCGGAAATGCAGGACGCTGTGAAGGCGATCCGGTACACGAACGGAGAGGAATGCATCGAGCTGATAAACGGCGGGAGCATCGAATACTCCGCACGCAGCCGGCAGGCGGCCCGTGGTTTTGACGGGATCAGCCTCGTGATCTATGACGAGGCGCAGGAGCTGACGGACGACCAGGTGGAAGCGATCATGGCGACGCTGTCCGCATCCGCGACAGGCAGCCGGCAGATCATATACACCGGGACACCTCCGTATCCGAACTGTCCGGGAGAAGTATTCCGGAGGAGGCGGCAGATCTGTCTTCAGGCTCCGGGCCCGCATGACGCCTGGCACGAATGGAGCGTGCAGGCAGAAGCGGCGAGCGAGATCAAGACGGAAGAGCGGTCCGTGTGGTATATGACGAACCCGGCCATGGGGATCCGGCTGACGGAGGAGTTCACCGAGGAAGAGCTCCGTTCGATGTCACGGGACGGCTTTTCAAGAGAGCGGCTCGGCTGGTGGTCTCCGGTGCTGGAACGGAAAGAGGCTCCGGCGATCCCTGCGAAGGCCTGGGACGAATGCAGAAGCATCGAGCGGAAACCGGAAGGAAAGACAGCCTACGGCGTGAAGTTCACAGCGGATTCCTCCGAGGTGGTCCTGTGCGGTGCAGTGATCCCGAAGAAGGGACCGGCCCGAATCTCGATCATCAACCGGGAGCCGACCGGACGCGGGACGCAATGGCTGGCGGACTGGCTGAACGAGAGGAGCGGGATCGGGTGCTGCGTCGTGATAGACGGCCGGAACGGAGCGGACGTCCTGGTCGAGAAGATCCTGCCGGCATGGAATGCAAAAGGCAGCATCATCCGGCCGGGCGGGAAGGACATCATCGCAGCGGCGTCGACACTGTGCGACATGATTTCCGAGCGATCCGTGACCTGGTACGCAGGACAGGAAGATCTCCGCGACAGTGCAATATCTGCAACAAAGCGACCGATTGCCGGAGGCTGGGGCTTCGGAGGCGAAAACTCGGCGCCGATCGAGGCGGCGGCCCTGGCGCTCTGGGGAGCGAAGAAATCAAAAAGAGACCCGACAAGAAAGATGAGGATAGGATGACATGAAGATCACGATCGACCCGTTCAGCTATTCGGGGCTGAGCAAAAAAGAGCAG